GAGGTAAATCACAAGAACAATTAGCACAGGAAGCGGCGGCTCAAGAAGAGCAAATGCAAAACGAGCAAATGATGAATATGGCTGAGAAAGCTGTAGCACCAGTTGCAAACAATTTATCTAAACAACAATAATTAAGGAAACAAAATGGTAGACTCAGTAGAAATAAAAACAGAAGAAACTACTAGCGAAAAGCCAGTAGAGGAGAAACAGTCCACACAAAGTGTTCAAGGATTACCAGAAAAATTTAAGTCAGTAGAAGATTTGGCTAAAAGTTATTCTGAGCTTGAAAAGAAACTTGGTGAACAAACTCCTAAAGAAGAAACAGTTGACCCAGTAAGTGCTACAAAATTAAAAGAAGAAGCTCCTAAACAAGAAAATAGTTTAGAGATAGCTGAAGATGCTGTAGAAAATGCAGGATTAAATTTTGATACATTAGCACAAGAATATGCTGAAAAAGGTCAATTAGGTGATGAATCATATAAAGCACTAGAACAGTCAGGTATTCCAAAAGCATACGTTGACCAATTTATTGCAGGACAAAAAGCTATAGGTGAACAACAAACTACTAATGTAAAAACTATGGTAGGTGGTGAAGAAGCATATAATGAAATGGCATCATGGGCATCTAAAAATATGTCTGAAGGTGAAAAAAAAGCATATAATGCGGCAGTAAACAGTGCAGATATGGACACAGTAAAATTAGCAGTAGATGGTTTACGAGCTAAATATCAAGCGGCTAATGGTACTGAACCAAGTTTGATGCAAGGTAAAGCTACACCAGTTGCAGAGCAAGGTTTTGAATCTTGGGCTGAAGTAACTGCGGCAATGGCTGACCCTCGTTATTCAAAAGACCCTGCTTATCAAGAAGCAGTAAAACAAAAATTAGCTAACTCAGAGTTATAATATGTATTGGCTAATAGCTTTACAAAAGCAATACGAAGCAGACATAGCAGAACACACAGCAGTGTTAAAAACATTTGTTAATAATTCTGTAGGTGTGGCTGACCATGATAAGTTTATGTCTATACTAAAAGATAGAGTAGATAAACTAAGTCATGCAAAAGACAGTTTAAAAACTGTAAAAGATATTATGGAAAAAAAAGTACCCATAGTAGAAGAAAATAAATGTAAATGTAAAAAGGAGAAATAATATGCCTAGTCATTACGGTAAATCAAAAATGAAAAGTAAAAGTAAAGGGTTAAAAGGTGGACAAAAAAGACTACCTATGGCTCTTAAAAAGAAAATAATGAATAGTAAAAGGAAGAAATAATCATGGCAAAAAGAGGATTATACGCTAACATACATGCTAAAAGAAAAAGAATTAAAGCAGGTAGTGGCGAAAAGATGAGAAAAGTAGGAGCTAAAGGTGCACCTACTGCCGCTAATTTTAGAAGAGCGGCTAAGACACGTAAGAAAAGGTAGTCATGGTTGCGAAGAAATATCAGAATCCTAGCGGCGGTTTAAATGAAGCAGGACGAAAATATTACAATTCGCAAGGCATGAACCTAAAAAGACCTCAACCAGAAGGCGGCTCAAGAAAGAAATCTTTTTGTGCTCGTATGCGTGGTATGAGAAAAAGACAAAAGGCTAGTAACAATACTGGAAAAGACAGATTGTCATTAGCATTAAAAAAATGGAAATGTTAATATAGTTGTGCAACACTTATGTGTGGCAACTGCCAAAACAATTTAGCCAAATAACTTGACCTACTGCGGTAGACAATCTTGACTAAATAACTGAATTGAAGAGGCTTTTATAAATAAACGTCATAATCACAGAGAAGGAGACAAATATGGCAAACGCAAGTCCAGTCTCAGTCGGTCAAATAAACTCTGGTGGTACGGAAGACGCTCTGTTTCTAAAAGTATTCGCAGGAGAAGTATTAACTTCTTTTGAAAGAGCTTCAAAAACAGAAGGTGCAGACATGGTGCGTAGTATAGCATCAGGAAAATCAGCGACTTTCCCAGTAATGGGTAGAGTTGGTGCGTCTTACCACACAGCAGGAGCAGAAATTACTGGCTCAGACATAAACCACAACGAAAAGGTTATTACAATTAATGACCTTTTAATCTCTTCAGTGTTTTTATCAAACATTGAGGAAGCCAAAAACCATTGGGACGTAAGAAGTGCTTACTCACAAGAAATTGGAAGAGCACTCGCTTTCACTAAAGATAAGCATATCTTACAAACAATCGGTCAAGCATCATTAGCATCAGCTAACGTAACTGGCGGAGAATCAGGTACAACTATCACTAATACTGGTATTGCATCTGCAACAGACGCTACTGCGGCTAACGCAATGATTGATGCTTTGTTTGCGGCGGCAAAAGCACTAGACGCAAATTACGTTCCATCAGAAGGCAGAAAATGCTTTATGAGATTGGAAGAATACTACAAATTAGCAAACGCAACTAATGCGATTAATGTTGATTTTAGTGGTAGAGGTTCAATCGCTGAAGGTAAAGTAGTGAAAATTGCAGGTATTGAATTAGTACCTGTAGCTCACTTCGTAGCTTCAAACGTAAACTCAGGCGTAGACCAAGGTTCAGCTACAGCAGGTGGTTCAAACCCTCAAGCTGTAAACTTAACTAACTACGTTGCTCTAGTATCTCACCCAAGTGCTGTAGGTACAGTTAAACTTATGGACTTAGGTGTTGAAAAAGAGTACGACATCAGAAGACAAGGTACGTTAATGGTTGCTAAATATGCTATGGGACATGGTGTATTAAGACCAGAAGCGGCTGTAGGTATTAAAGAAGCGTAATAGTTTCTTAATACTAATTAGATTAGGGGGAGTCAAATCCCCCTTTTCTACTTTACAAAGGAAAACAATGGCAACACAAATTACACCAACTACAGAATTACAAGCAGTAAATACTATGTTGAGCGTTATAGGAGAAGCTCCTGTAAACTCAATCACAGGTACAACAACTGTAGATGTATCAGTCGCTAAAAATATTCTTGACGAAACGTCTTTATCAATACAATCGCAAGGTTGGAATTTTAACACTAATTACAATTATAAGTCTTTATCTTTAGATACAAATAATAAAATACCTTTACCAACTAACTGTGTAAAGATAGACGCTAACAAATCTAATAGACACTTAAACTTTACAATCAGAAATGGTTTTCTATATGACATGGAAAAAGATACTGATGTATTTACAAGTGTTCCTAACTCAGTGGACATAGTTCTAGTCCAACAATTTGAGCATCTCCCAGAATACGCAAGACGATATATTACAATGAAAGCGGCAAGAAGATTTGCTTCAAGATTTATTGGTGACACAACAATTACACAATTAATTGGACAAGATGAAAATGAAGCATTAGTAGCATTTCAACAATCAGAATCACAAGAGTCAGATACAAATATTTTAAATGGTGACTCTGGTACATTTTCAATAATTAACAGAACAACTAGAAGGACTTACTAATGGGTGGTGTGGTATCTCAGTCTATACCTAATTTCCTTAATGGTATGTCTCAACAGACACCTACACAAAGAGGAATAAATCAAGGTGAAGACCAAGTTAATTTTGCAAACAATATTGTAGATGGTTTGTCAAAAAGACCACCGCTAGATTTTGTAGCAACTTTAGATAACACTAATTTATATCCTAACACAACAAAGTTCTGGTCTATACAAAGAGATGAAAGTAATCAATACATTGTAGCATTTTATAATGGTGGTGTGAAAGTATGGGATTTAGATGGTAATGAAAAAACTGTAACAATACAAAGTGGTGCAAGTTATCTTACTTCTACAAATCCAAAAGAAAATTTTAAATTAGTAAACATTGCAGATTTTACATTTATTGCAAACACAGCTACAACTGTAGCGGCAGACTCAACAACATCTGCGGCTAAAGTAGAAGAATTTTTAATAAATGTTAAATTAACAAACTATGGTAGAGAATATAAAGTAGCATTAAATCACCCTAGTATGCCTTATGAAACAGAAGTACAGTTTCAATTACCTACTGGTAATGATGCTTCTACAGATAGTAAGTTTAGAGATACAAACAAAATTAAAGATATATTATTAAATGGTACATCTAGTACACACTGGGATAGTGCCGCTAATGGTATTGGTTTTAAAACTGTAAGAACAGATACAGGAGCAACTTTGTCTAGTTCACAAGGTTTAGCTAATTATTCTGGTTTTACATCTTATTTTACATTTGAAAGTTTTGACTCAGTTATTTATGGAAAACCTACTGACCAAAATGCAAACTATACAGTAACTACAGCAGATGGTTCTGGTAACACTGCTATGTATGCTATAAAAGATAAGATACAAGATTTTAGTGATTTACCTTATTATGGTAAAACTGGTGTTATATTAAAAGTAACTGGTGATGAAGGTGATACTTTGTCTGATTACTATGTTGCGTTTCAAGGTAATGGTGTATGGAACGAAACTATTGCACCTGCAACATCTGTAGGTTTAGATAATTCTACTATGCCACACGCATTAGTAAATAATAATAATGGTACGTTTACATTTAAACAATTAGATTTTGATGACAGAACATGTGGAGATAGTGACACAAATGCTGACCCTAGTTTTGTAGGTAAGAAAATTAATAACCTTACATTTTATAAAAATAGATTAGGTATTATGTCTGGTGAAAATTTAGTATTAACAGAAAATGCTAGTTTCTTTAATTTCTTTCAAACTACAACGACACAGGTTTTAGATACTGACCCTATTGATATTGCGGCATCAGGAACACAAGTAAACACACTTAAAAATTCTGTAGGATTTAATGAGTCTTTACTTTTATTTTCTGATACAGCACAATATAAATTAGATAGTGCAGGAGATACTATATCGCCTACTACAGCTATACTTAATGAAGTATCTTCTTTTGAACATGATGATTCAGTACAGCCTGTGTCAGCAGGTAAGTTTGCATACTTTGCACAAGCTAGAAATAACAACACTGCAATTAGAGAATACTTTGCAGATGATGATACATTAACAAATGATGGTTTAGATATTACAGTTTCAGTACAAAGTCTTATACCAACTAATGCTTATCAAATTGTTAGTAACACTACAGAAGATACATTAATTGTATTATCTTCAGACACAGCAGATGCACAAGTTGCACCTTATACATCAGGTACAGCCGTAGCTCCAACTAATGCAGACACAATGTTTATATATAAATATTTCTTTGACAGAGGTGAGAAGGTACAAACAGCGTGGGCTAAGTGGGAGTTTACAGGTGTAAAAATATTAGGTGCTATGTCATTAGAAAGTTTTTTATATGTAATGGCGGCAGAAGGTACAAATACAAAATTATTTAAAATAGATTTAAGAAATTTAAAAGACACAACATTAGGACATGGTGTGTACTTAGATATGAAAAGTTCCGTTACAGGTACGTATGACAGTGCAACAAACTTAACTACGTTTACGTCACCGTATGGAGCAAGAACAGGATTAATAGCAGTAGATAGAACAAATGGTGCTAATTATACAGCCACAAATACAACAGGCTCTACATATACTATAGTAGGTAATCATACCGCATTATTTATAGGTGTACCATATACTTCTGTTTACAGATTGTCTACTCCTTATATCAGAGAAAATACTGGTAGAGGATTAGTAGCAGTAACTTCAGGAAGATACCAAGTTAGAAATATATTATTTAATTTTGAAAACTCAGGTTTTTTTAAAGTAGAAGTTACACCTAACAATAGAGATAAGTCTACAACTATAATGAATGGATATGTTATAGGTACGTCTAGTTCTCTTGTTGGACAACCTGCTATTAGTTCAGGAACATTAAGAGTTCCAGTACAATGTAGAAACACAGAATTTGTTATGGATATAAAAAGCGACTCACATTTACCAGTGTATATTGCTGATGCTGAAGTTGAAGGTTATTATCATACACGTTCAAGAAGGATATAATGGTTAAAGAAAATTATGTACGTAAAGCTATATTAGCAGATGCGTTGGAGTTATCTCCTAAAATTAGAAAAGGTGACAGAGAAGAGATTATGGCTTCTGAAGGTATATCACCTTTACGAGCATTAGTCATGCCTTTTACTTATGACAATGCAAAAATATACACAATAATAGGAACAGAAAAAGAAGGTGTTATTGGTATGTTTGGTAGTAATCCTACACAATTACCTGAA